ATATCGATGGCGGTCTCGCTGTAGGCCTCATATTCAGGGCTCCCGCCGGTCCAGTCGTCCCAGGTGGCCCAGATCGCCGTGGTGCTGTTGTCTCCGCCCTCGACGAATACGTAGCCGTCTCCTGGAACGGTAAACCGGCCGCTGCTGTCCACCGTGACATTGGTCTTGGCTCCGGATGCCGTGGCGGAATATCTCAGCCTGGTCCTTGCCCCGCTGATCATGTAGCCCCGCTCCTCGCTGTACCGGGTCACCCGGGCGTAGCCCATGGCGTAGTTAAACAGGTTCCAGCCGGTACTCACAAAAGAGGTGGGGGAGCTCTGCCGGATGGTACCCAGCACGGCCTCCGTGTACTGGATGACGATGGTGTCGCCGCTCTTCGGCGTACCCAGAACGCTCAGCCCGTAGAATTCCAGCGGATCCTCTCCGCCGGTGGGAGCGGGAATGGCCGCCCAGGCGGTGGTATAGCTCACGGTGATGGTCCCGCCCCGGGCGTTCTCGAGAAAGACCTCATCATCCCGGGTGACGACGATGTCATCCTCGTCCTCCTCCCGGGTGGCCTGGTTAACGGTCATATTGATGACCGGCGCAACGTAACCCTCCCGGACCCGTCCGCCCAGGATGGCCATCAGCGCGCCCTGGCTGCCGTCGTCCACGGAGCTTTCCCCGCCGGTGGTGCGGATCAGGAAGGTGCCGGTATTGCTCCGGCTGCTGCTGCTCCGCAGGTTGGCCGCGTAGGGAACCTCCTGAAGCTCCACGTTCCGGTTCTCGTCGGCCGCGACCCCGTTCACGCTCTTCACGGCGCCCTCGGTGCTTTCTTCCAGCTCCACGATCCGGTCTGCCACCTTGTCCTCGTCCGTGGCACTCATGGGCAGCGTGGCGCCTGTCATGTTAACGGCCCCGCTCAGCGCCTCGGCGATGGTCGGCGCCCCCTCGTCGCCGTTCAGGGGGATATCCGCGCCCGTCCGGCCTTCTGCCGCCTCCACGGCCGCTTCCACAGCCGCCTTGACGCTCTCGGCGCCCTCCTCTGCCTCCATGGGGATATCCGCGGCCGTCCATCCCTTGATGGTTTCCACCGCTTCCTTCACAGTCTCGGCTCCGCCCTCTTCCATGGGGATCCCGTCGGCGTCCAGCAGGATCAGCCCCTGCCGGTCCGCCGCCGCGTCATTGACTCGAATATTGGCGATGCTGGAGGCGTCCGCCTTCAGCGCCAGGGCGTCGCCCACGGCCTTGGCGTCAGCCGCCTGCCCGGTCACGCTCAGCGTGGTGTCGATGGGTACCGTGATCACCGCGGCGGGCCGCATGGTCATACGCACCCGCGCATTGAGTTCCTCGCTCATGGCATAAACCTCCTAATTTCCGTCAGATATCCGCCTGCACGCTCTTGATGGTCAGGGGCATGGGATCGCCGCTGCCGTCGATCCCGGGCGTCCGGATGAAATTCCCGTTGACGATTTTCCCGCTGGCGTCCTTGTATTGATGCCCCACAAAACGCATCTCCCAGGTGTAGCTCCCCGGGTCCAGCTGTTCCGTATCACCATTGTGGAACTCGATCACGATCACGCCGTTCCCGGGCGTCTCGCTGTCCAGCCGGTAGACCCGCTCGATCACGTTTCCCCCGCTGGGCCCTCGCACGGTAAAGACGGCCCGGTCATTCTCGCCCCAGGCGACCCGGTCTTCCCGGATGGCTTCCAGCTCAAAGCTGCCGGTGTCGCCCTTGCTGATCTCGATGGCCCCGGTGTCATAATCAACCTGAAACATCAGCCCTCGCCCTCCTCTTCGGCGTCTCCGGCTCCGGTGTCCGCTCCGGTCTCCGTCAGCTCCTGGTACACATACCGCAGCATGCCGTACACCCCGCTCATGATCTCCGCGTTATCAGGCGTCACGGCCATGACCAGTCGCTGCAGCCGGTCATAAACCTCGCCGATCTGCTCTGCCAGCTCTTTCAGCTTCTTGTTGTCCATCCTCGCTTACCTCCAGAAATCATAATCCTGCCCCGATACAAACCGCCCGCTTGGCAGAGTGGCGGAAAAGGTGTACTGCGTCTGTCCGCTGCCGATCACGCTGGCGCCCGTGCATCGCATGGGGTTTCGCTGCGTATGGCTGGATCCGCCCCCTCCCGCGGAATAGGCGGCGTAGGCGTCAATGGATACCGTACCCACCGTGACCCGCCCGCTCTTTCCGGAGATGGTCGCGTAAAGCGTAGCCCACCCGGTGTATCCGTCAGAGTTCCACGCGATATCCCCGCGGCCGATGGCGCCCTCGACGGTGGTGCTGATCTCCTCCTCCTGGGGCATCGCGGTGACTTTAAACGTTCGGCCACTCCACTTGCCTTCAAGCTTCGTGGCCTTCTTAAAATTTATAATCTTCAGGTCCTTTGTTTTCAGCGTCAGGGTCTGACCGTCCGCGGAAACCTTCGCGCTAATGACCATTCCCTTGACGTCGGCGGCCCGGATCGCCACGCCCTGCTCTCCGCTCATCAGGTTCAGCATGGGGGTATTGATCCCCGTGGAGCTCAACACAGGCCCGCGCCCGGCGGCGCTCAGCCAGATAGGCTTCTTGGCCACGATGGCGCTGCCGTTGACGGAAAAGATGCTGTTCAGGCTGACGTTCCCCTCCAGCCGCACCTTGTCCGCGCTGATCAGGATATCGCTCCCGCTCTCGTTGATGCTGGAAACGATCTGCGCCGGCCGGAGCTTCGCGTTCTTCCCGGTGCCCTCCACCACCAGCCCGATCCTGTCCGCCTGCACGTCAATCTGGGCCTTGAATTCCCGCTTGACGTCCCCGACCTCCGCGGCCCAGTGTCCCGCCACGTCCGTGATGTGGGTGTACAGGCCGTTGACCTCTTCCTCCACCTTTTTCTTAATGCCCCCGGTGGTTCTGGAGGTAGCGATCCGGCCGCTGGACGCGCTCTTGTCGCTGTCCTTGTAGATGGTGGCCACGTCGGCCCTGTTGTTCGCCAGCGTGACGGTCACGCTCTCCGGATCCTGAATCTTATCCTTCCACTGCAGCCGGGTGATCTTCTCCGCGATCACGGTCCCCAGCTCCGGCATCGGCACCCGGCAGATCCGCCCGATCTGCAGCCGGTCCAGCGCCTCCCCGGTCTCCCGGCTCAGGTCCAGCCCGCTGACGGTGATGCTTACGGTGGGCTCGCAGTGCCTGCGAAGCCGGTCCTCGGCCCAGATCTTCAGCTGCCCCTCGCTCTCGCAGGCCTGATTTGTCTCCACTTTACACACCACGCCGTACAGCTCGGTGTTCTTTTCGAGATACCCTTTCCCGCTCAGCCTGATGTCATCGTTTCCGATGGGATAGATCCGGGTATACATTCGGCTCTTGTCCACGCTCTTGCTGATCGTGCTCATATTCCGCCCGGCCCGCAGCTCGCTGTCCGCGCCCTTGTCGGCCTTCCGGATGTACAGCTTGAAGGGCAGGGAAGTCAGGTCATACTCCCACCGGCTGTCCGCCAGCGTCCCGCTGATGGTCTCCAGCGCGTCCATCAGCGTGTCCCCGCTGAATTCATACGGCGCGCTCAGACTGTAGTCGCAGCCCCCCAGCGTCCAGATCTTCTGGAGCCCCAGTACATACCGGATGGCCTTGACGGCGGTGGTATTGGTGCCCCCGCCCATGTCCGCCGCGGTGACCTCGTTCGGGATCACCGTGTCCGTCAGCGTCTGGATGATATGCTCCAGCCCCACGGTCCGGGTCTGGCTCTTATAGTCCGTGTTAATGCTCTTGACTCGCCAGACGATGCCCTTCCCGGGCTCCGTGTCGTCCTGCATCCATGTGCCGATCTCAACCTCCGGCGCCTCCGGCCCCAGGGTCAGGGTGGCCTGGCTGTCCTTTTCACCCAGCTGGAGCTGAAAGCTTTCCGGCGTAAAGGATACGGACGGGGTCAGGCTCTTGCCTTTCAGAAGTATCATCCGCCCGCCCCCTTACAGATACCGCCCGCAGGCCGTCACGGTCAGCGTACAGGCCCGCTGTGCGGTAAAGCTCGCCGCGTGCTCTCCCGGCATGATGTAAAAGTCGTCCGCGCTCCCCGGCGTCCGTTTGGCCAGGGCGCTCCGGTACTTCCCGGCGGTGTTCCGGATCCGGATCCGCAGCCGACCCTCCGCGGTGTGGTCGATCACCAGCGCCTCGTCCCCGTCAAGCGCCAGATCCACAAAATGCATCGTATAGTCTCCCACGGTCACGCTGCAGGTGTTAATCATGCTGCCGCTGATGTTGTCCAGCCGCGCGGAGGCCACCGTCCGAACGTTCCCGCCCACGGTCACAAGCTCGCTGACGCCGATCCCCGCCCGGCTCTCGAAGGACGCCGGGGAGGTCTCCTGCCAGTAGGGGACCCCGTACGCCCGGAAGGTGATCCGGAAGGTATTGTCCCAGTCCTTCAGGTCGCCCTCTTCCGCGGGGGCCTCCAGGTAGACGTGCGCCTGCCGGCCTTCCTTGTAATTAACAGTCAGCCACGCCCCGCCGTTCTCCTTCAGCGCCTGGGCCGCCCAGGTGTTGACCGCCTCCAGCAGGGCTGCCCGGGCCGCCATGTCGTTTTTCCGGATCAGCAGCCCGAAGCTGACCTCGATGTCCATGGTGTCCCTTTGGGAGCTGGTCACCCGCTGCCCGTCCCGGCCGTACAGGGAAACCGCGCTCACGCTGGTCTTCCCGCCGGCACACCGGACGCCCTGGACGATGACCCGGCGGTCCACCTCGTCCAGCTGAACCCCCGCCAGGGCCACTCTGTGCATCAGCTGCATGCTTTCGCTCCTCTCACATTCACATATCTTCCGCGATCATCTGGCTGACCATGGGCGCCACGATCCGCGCCACGTCGTACCCGTCCACGTTGATCATCAGCCCGCTGACGCCAGAAGCGGCGCCCCGCGCCACCGCGGCCTCCATCTTCCCGGGCAGGTTCACGAAGCCCTGGATATCGCTGCTGGTCAGTCCCTCCGGCCCGGTGAACCACCAGTCCGGCAGGTCCTCGGTGCTGATCCAGTCCGGCTCGCCCTGCAGCTCATCCATCAGCGTGTTCAGGTTCGCCAGCTCCTCCTCCTGCCCGGCGAAGGCGGCGTCCAGCGCGTCAAAGGCGTCCTCCAGGGCGAAGTCGCTCCCGGGCTCTCCGTTCTTCCAGCTCCGCAGCGCGTCCCAGTACTCCTCCGCGGCCTGCCGCATCTCCGGCGTGACGCTTACTTCCCGGGCAGCCTTCTCCGCGGCGCGTCTGGCGTCTATTTCAGCCGCATCCTCCGGCGTCAGTTCCGCATATATATGAGGCCCCTCCGGTTCCGCAGCTTCACCCGTATCAGCTCGCACCCAGCTTCCGTCCTCTGTCTGGACGACATCGTCATTCCCCTGTCCTGATACGGCATTCTCAAACAGGATGGAGAGGAAAGTGACGGCGCCGCCCACGCCCTTGGCGACGGGGGACGTCAGCACGCGCCCCAGCCAGCTCTTCCCGCCGACAGGTGCAACCACCGGAGATGTCGGAGACGTTGGCGCTGCCGGCGCTGTCGGCGTGGCCACCGGCGTCACCGGGGTGGCCGGACCCTTCGGCAGCGTCATCCAGTTGATTCCCTTGATCAGCTGCAGCGCGTTCAGCACGGTCTGGGAAACCGTCAACGCGCCAATGGCGCCAACGATCCCCTCAAACCCAAGCTTCACGGTTTCCCAGTTGTCGCTGATCCATCCAAGAGCCCCCGTCAGCCCCTCGATGGCCTTCTGGGCGTCCCCGACAATCTTGTTAAAGTCCACCTCGCCTGTCAGGTTGTCGATGATGCTCGATATAGCACCGCCCAGACTCTCCAGGGCTGCCTGGCCTTCCTCGGTCTGGCCCCATGCGATGAACTTGTCCACAATGTCGGTCAGGGCCTGGGCCACTTTCTCAAAAGCCGGCGCCAGCTGCTCCGCCACCTGCAGCTTCAGGCTCTGGAAGCTGGCCTCCAGCTGCTGCCGCGCGTCGTCAAACTGGCTCAGCCGCTCCACCTGTTCGTCGCTCAGGATATACCCGGCATCCTCGGCCTCTTTGACGTAGCTCTCCCAGCCTTCGCGCCCCGCTTTAATCAGGGGCATCAGCTCCTGGTAGCTCTTCCCGAAAAATTCCTTCGCGGTTTTCTCCCGGGCCACCTTGTCCATATCTTCCATGGCCTCGATGATTTCCCAGAAGACCGTATCCGCGCCGACCCCAGCGTCCGCCTTGATGCCGATCTCGTTCAGCGCCTTGTTGACGCTCTTGGTCCGGTTGGTCAGCTTCCCATAGGCCTTGGTGATGGTATCGACCTCGACGTCCACGAACCGGGCGGCATACCGCCATCCCTGCAGCGTCTGCTTGTCGATGCCCGTCTGGTCGCTCAGGGTCTGCAGCTCGTCCGCCCATTCCCCGCTGTCGCTCATCCAGTCCCAGGCGGCTTTTCCCAGATCCTTGATGGTCCCGATGGCCCCGACCAGCTTGTCCTTCAGATTGTCGGCGGCGGTCATGACGCTCTGGAAGGTTACGGCGTCCGCGATCTGCCCCGCCGCGTCGGTGGCGTCGGCGTAGTTGCTGGCGGCGTCGGCGGCGTCGTCATAGGCCTCCGCGCTGTCCTTCAGCGAGTCTTTGCTGTCGCTCAGCGCATCCTGGGCCCTCTGTAAGTCATTGTTCATATTCGCCAGGGTATACCGGGCGTTGTTCAGCTTCTGCTCCCACCTGGCGACCTCGTCGCTGTTGTCCCCGTAGCGCTCCTTCGCTTCCTTCAGGGCGTTCTGCAGGGTGGCGACCACCTTCTCCTGCTCGGCGATCTGCTTCTGCAGGTTCCGGGCCTTGACCTCGGCCTTCTGCTGGGCGCTCGCGTTGTTCCCCAGCTCCGCGCTTTCCGCCTTCAGGGCGCTCCGCAGGGTCTTCAGGTTCCTGTTGGCTTCCTTCAGCGCGGCGGAGTACTCCTTTTCGCCCTCCAGGACTATAGTTTGTCTGATCTCGTCGGCCACGCTGCTCTCCTCCTTACCGTCTCCGCGGCCTCCCGCGGCATCCTACAGCCTCCGCCTCCGGCCGCCCGCCAGCCTGGCGTCATACCGGAGCCGCATGATGTACATATCCAAAATCCACCCGGGCGTCATCCTCCGGGCGTCTTCGTATCGGATCCCGGCGATCAGAGCGTATCCGTAATACTCACGGACCCGCATCTCCCGCCGGTCTATCCGTTTTTTTCATCTTCCTCCAGCCAGGCGTCGTGTTTCTCGTCGTCGGCCTCGTTCCCGCCGGTGGTCTCGCTCTTCATCCCCCGGGCGATCTCAATAATGATCCGCTGCCGGATCATGAGCCTTTGATAGTCCTCAAAGTGCAGCTTCCGCAGCGGCCTGTCGTCCACGTCCTCCGGCAGCCCCTTCTCCCAGAGCGCCGTCCGCGCCATCATCACGAAAAGCTCCCGGGTCAGCTTGACCTCCGGCTTCTCACTCTTGGCGATCCGGTCGATGATCTCCCGGACCTTCCCATACTTCTCCTCGATGAGCTCCATGGTGTACATGGAAAAGACAAGCTCATAGTCCTTGTCGCCGATTTGAATCCGTTCCATTTTCCACTCCTCGCGTCGTTAAAAAACGCGGAGCGGGGGATACCCGCCCCGCTGTGTATCTTAGGTCGCTCCGGCTTTACTCTTCAGCCAGGTGATGGCAGTGGCTTCAGTGGCGTTCTCCGCGTACACATAATATGCCATCGCGCCGCCCTCGGTCAGCTGCACGGCCTCGGCTTCGCCCTCCAGGCTCTCGGTCTGGAATTCCAGATTCTCGCCCTTGGTGTTGAAGGACCGCTGTCCTTCGGAGAACTGCACCTTATAGTACCAGTAAGTCCGATAAGTCACAGTGCCCTTATACCGCTCCTTCAGGCAGAATCCCACGCCCACGAAGGGGCTGGCCGCGTCGGTCACGGTGTAGTCATTCGAGCTCTTCACATGCCCCAACATGCCCTCGCGCATCTCAAGCGTCAGCTGCGCCACCTCGATGCTGACGCTGGCGCTGTTGATGCTGTTGTCCCGGTCGATCCGGTGATCGTCAGCGTGGAAAGCGGAGTCGCTCCGATCCTCGCTCATGTCCACCCTCACAACTTTGTCGACCTCGGCCGTTCCGGTTCCGTAAGTCACGGCAGAGCCATCGCCGCCGGACACATAAGGAGCCCATGTAAGATGTTTCGCTCCAACGATCATTTTTTAGTTCCCTCCAGTCATTTCGTTGAATATGGCGGATGCCTCTGCGGCCATCGCCTTCTGAACCTTTTCTTTCGCCTGCGTGGCCTGCTTGGTGATAAACTTGTCGCCCGTGCGGTTCGCCTTGCCCTTTCGGGTCGGATTCCGACCGATGCCATAGTTGATCACAAACGCCTTCATGGCGTTGCTTACGCCCCGGCTGTCCGTCCCCTGCGGGTAGACGTTTACGCGGCCGCCGCCAAGCTCTTCGTGATAGTCGGCGGCGCCAATCTGTTGCATCATCTGTCCGGTGCGGACGTGGTGAGCGCTTTGGGTTCTCTCGCTCATTTCGGCGATTTCGGCATCGGCCCCGGCCATTACAATCCGGCGGATGCCGTCCCGGCGCATCCCGGCGTCCAGCCTGTCCAGCTTCTCCAGGATTCCCTCGTCAGATATCTTAAACTGAGCCAATAGCATCACCCGCCCGCAGCCACAGCGCGGATCACCGGCCCCGCGAATCTGATCTGCAGAGTCCAGCGAACCTTGTCAATGTCGAAAAGGTATTCCCGGCCCGTCAGCCGGCAGCTCAAGTCCAGCCAATCGTATCCGTTTTCCAGCTCTCCCAGCTTCTCCCGCACCATCGCGGGCCATTCGTCAGAGCTTCCCTCGGTGTACATGTCTACAGTGACCTGGTTGATCTCATCGATCAGGTGGCCGTCCGCGTGCTGCACGATCGGCTCCATCCCCAGCGTCACCACGCCGTACTGATCCGGGGCTTTGTTCTCCCAGGCGTCCCGGGCGAATTCAATGCCCTCAAGCTCGTTCAGCTTCCCGGTGATCAGATCTACGATGTCAAGCGTCACGACCGCCGGAGCCTGCAAAGCGCCCGTCTTTCGTTTAGCCATTCTCGTCGCTCCTCTCCGCGGTCAGCTCGATGCCTCCGTCTCTGGTTCGGTATGTCCGGGCGATGCTGTACTTCAGCCCCTTATATCTCAGATACCGCTCCTCCTGGTAATCGCCCTCGGCGGTCAGCTTAAATACATAGCTGGGCCGGATGCCCGCGTTCAGCGCGTTGTAGTACTCGCTTCTGGTCGCGCTCCTGATCTCCGCGTAAACCTGTCTCGCGGTCTCTGTAATGCTCTCATGCACACCGTGGGCGCTGCGCGTCTCGGTGATCAGCTGGATCACGTCCGCTCTCACCATCGGCGTCACCTCGTTCCATAGTCCGTGTACGGTTCGGCGTGCATCAGCTGCACTTTTTGGAGCTCGTAGGAATTGGCCAGGCGGTCATAATCATCCGGCGATCCAAAATGCATCCGAACGTAGGTAATCATGGCCATCCGCACAAGCGGATCCTTGATGTCGCTCCGATCGTCTGCCGTCCCGCCGTCAAAAGTAATCCTGACCGTACCGTTAATGACCACGCCGGCTATCTCAAGATCGCGCTCCGCTGCCATCAGCAGCGCCGCGATTTCCTGATCATAGGCGTCCGTGGAGATCCGCAGCGCGGCCTTTGTTTCGCTCAGCATGTCATTCACCTCGCAAATTAAGCGGGGCGGGAGCTGCCAGGCCCTCCGCCCCATGATGATTCCGTCTCCTTAGGAAGCAGCCTTGGTGAAGCGCACCAGGCCGACGCCGGTGGGCTTGCCGTCGCCCAGGGCCATGCCGCGGAAAACGGTGGAGCCAGTGCGGAAAGCCACAGAGGCATCGGACTCGACTTCCACGTCCTTGGCGAAGTTCCAGACGTAGCCTTCCTTCAGGTCGCCGAAGATAATGTCGGTGCCGACGCCGTCTTCGATGATGACCGGGAAGCCAAACACGTTGTACTTCGCAGGCGCCTGAGGATCGGCAACCACGACGGGCTGCTTCTGGGTGG